ACCCGCGAGCGTTCGACGGAGGTAAATGTGCGACGTGTACGGCTCAAACGCCTCGTTATTCCCCAGTATTTGTGCCGTGGACGCGGTCGGCATGGGCGCGAGCAAAAGAGAGTTGCGCAGACCACCAGCCTTGATTTTCTCCTTCAATTGGTCCCAGTCGTACCGACCCGAAAACTTCGCGGGTGTCGGCCACATGTCGAACTGGAGGATCCCGAGAGACGCTGGTGACCCTTCGAACGATTCGTAACTCCCGTCGACGAGCGCGAGCTCGTGCGAGGCCTCGAGCGCCGCGTTGTAGATGGTTTCAAAGATGTGGGCATTCATCGTGCGCGCTTCTTCACTGTCAAACGCCAAATCGCAGAGCAGGAACGTATCCGCGAGCCCCTGAATCCCGATTCCTATCGGACGGTGACGCATGTTCGATCGTCGCGCGCTCTCGGTCGGGTAAAAGTTTCGATCGATCACTCGATTCAAATTTTTCGTCACCATCTTGGTCACGTTGTGCAAACGCCGGTAATCGAATCTACCATCGCGCACGTACTTTGGTAAAGCGATCGACGCCAGATTACACACGGCGGTCTCGTCGGGGTCTGTGTACTCCACAATCTCACTGCATTGCGATGTTAAAATACCATTAAACACGCCCATGTGTCGCTTATGCTCGGTAAAACAAAATGTATCAGCGGAATCGCCCAAATCGACGATGGATCCGACATCCTGTGTTCGCACGCTTCCATCCGGCATGGCGTGTGAGAGGAGCTGAGCCCCGGGTTTGAGCTCGCGCGCTTCAACTACGCTGCCATCGTCGAGGTAAAACTTGTGATACGGCGTGCACCGAAGCGAGAACCCGAGCGACGTCGTCACGGTCAAAAGCTTTTGATCGACACCCGTCTGACGAACCACCACCGGTGACCACTCTTCACCGTTCCACACGTCCACGTCGCGATCCTTCAGTTCGGAAATGGTCTGGTACCCGTCGCGCGTCAATATTTTGGTATCGGGCGCAACGCACAAGTTTGAGCTTTTAATCACCCCGAGATTCTTCTGTCCATTCTTCCGGTTGATGCTATCTTTATAAAGCATGTATGGATTGCCTGTCTCAACTTGGGACTTGATGATGGATTTCCACACGTCCGCCGCGGGAACAGTTTTCTTTGCGCGACCCTCGGACTCGTACTTGAGGTATAACTCGTTAAATTCTTCGCCGTATACGTCGTTTAGGCCCGGGCACTCCGACGGACACATGAGTGACCAATTGCCACCTTCCTCGACGCGCTGCATGAACAAATCCGGGATCCAGAGGGCCAGAAACAGGTCACGACATCTCGCCTCCTCATCGCCTTGATTCAGGCGCAACTCGAGGAAATCCATAACGTCGGCGTGCCATGGTTCGAGGTAGACGGCGATCGATCCCTTACGCTTCCCCGCTTGATTGACGTACCGAGCAGTGGCGTTATACACGCGCAACATCGGGATGATACCATCGGACGTGCCGTTGGTACCCTTGATGTGCGACCCCTTGGCGCGCACGTCCGATATGTGCACACCGATTCCACCCGCCCATTTTGAGATTTGTGCGGCTTCCGTGATCGTTCCATAGATTCCGTCGATACTATCGCCCTTGTTTGCGATGAGAAAACAACTGCTCATCTGCGGTCTCGGCGTGCCGGCGTTGAAGAGGGTCGGTGTCGCGTGCGTGAACAGACCATTCGACAGGTGAAAATACGTCTCATGGACGCTCGGGAAATCAGTCCCGTGGATCCCGATCGCCACGCGCATGAACAGGTACTGCGGCGTCTCGATGATGTTCCCATCGACGCGCTGCAAATAGCCCTTCTCGAGCGTTTTCAAACCAAAATAGCCGAAATCGAAATCGCGTTCGGGGACGATCGCATCCTTGACCTGCGCGGCGACGTCGACGACCTCATCGGTCACGACCCCAGCGGCACGCAATTTGCGCATAGCGGCGAGGAACGTGCCCGGACATATCTTTTGTAAGTTCGAGGCGACGATTCTCGTCGCGAGCACTTCATAGTCCGGATGCTCAGTGATCAAACCAACGCATACCTCGGCACTCAGCGTGTCGATCTCGTGTGAGTGAATCCCATCGTACATTTGCGACGCCACCTGGTGGGCGACGCGCGAACAATCGACGGTATCCGATAATCCATCGCTCAGGTTCGAGATCCTCTTCGTGACCTTGTCGAACTTGATGTCTTCGTATTTGCCGTTTCTCTTGGTGACGCGCATGCTGGTTGGGTTTCTACTCTTATGATCTGATAATTCTTTAAACCATTCTTCGCGTCAGATGAAAAAAGTGAGTTCATCTGATGTGAAAAATTCTCATGATATAACAATGGCGTCGGTGTACACAATCCAGCGTAAACTATACCTGTCTCACCCATACATAGACGTCGCCCCCATACACTTCCCCGTCGTGTACAGGTTGTCGCCATACGGCACCGCAGTCGTCGTGATTAGTCAAACTTAGGCGCCGGTGTGAGATCCGCAGCGCGCACGGTCGTCGCGCCGTACTTCACGGACTCACCTCGCGGCGTGCCGAGGTACCGCGAGTTTTGATTGAACGGGCCCGCTTCACCGACCTTCGCTGCCGACGGGTACAAACCGACGAACGGCGGGAGTTTTTCGGGGGGGTTCATCGGACGTTTGTTGAGTTCCTCGATGTCCATCTTTTGTTTAAGTTAAGATAGATCGAGATTATTTTCGTGGACAATATCAGTAATGAATTCGGTCAGACAAACCGAGACACCCCTGAACCGATTGTACTTCAGCCAATTCAATGTCGATCTTCTCCAGCGCGGCATTCGCCAGGATTTCCTGAATAAAACCGGTCTCGCCATCGATTACCAAAAGGAAGCTGACCTGAGGGCCATCATGCGAGTGGTTTTCATCAACAACTCCGGCGACCACTTCTCGGACGTGAACCGACAGGTGAAGGCGATGAACACCAAGGTGATTTCCACGGCCGCGGCGCAGATCCGCACCGGGGTCGCCCAGTACATCTCGTACCGCGAAGAGATCGATGCGCCGTTCGAACCAATCCCGCACTGGGAGAACACGACGACGACAGGCAAAAAGATCCCGAAAAGTGACGTGATCGGTCTGTAAAAATAATATTTTGATATACCAAAGTGGTCATGCCGTCTCGGCTTATGATCAGTGACAAGAATAGCATCAACAAACATAACCCGTTTGTCGGCGCGCCACCTGGAAGCCGTCGAGCGCCGCACGCGACCGAAGTGATCGAGACCGGTGAATCGAGTGGCTACGGCGTTCCCGCCCCAGAAGAAAGTCCCCTCTGCGCGGTCGGTGCGGGTGCCAGTGATCTGCGCATCGGGTCGCCGTGCGACGCCCCTGAGCTCGTGGTCGAGGGTCGCCCGCTCGCGCCCCATTTGAACATCGACGAAGAGATCTTAGATGTCACTGAAACTCCGGGCACGCGCGTGGTCTCGACGAACGCGCGTCGGTTCGATATGTCATACGTCGTCGCGCTCGTCGCGATCGTGTTAGCGATGTACATCTTCAGGCGAAGATGATCAATTTAAAGAATAGATATGCAATTAGTGAAACAGCCATGGATGAGTTGCCCCTCGATGCCTGGATCACCGTGAGCGACGCCGAACACAAACACAACCTCCCGTATTTCAATTATCGCATATGTTGCAACCACGCGATCAACGGGGAGATGTCGCTGCTGCGCTCGATCGTGAAAAACGTACCGTCCGATGCACAGATTTTCGACGTCGGCGCCACCGGCAGTTGTTTCCCGTGTGAGATCGAACCGACCATGCACGCGCACCTATTTGACCCCGAATTCAAACCCTCGGGCCCGGAATGGCGCGACACGTATGGTCAAGTCATGTACGCGCGCGACGTCGACTACTCCACCGATAACGTCCACGTGAACGTCACCGCCGTGGACGCTGACGAGAACACTCTCGGTCGCTACTGTGCATCTCGCGACATCTCCCACATCAACTTTTTAAAGGTCGACACCGACGGTCACGATCTCGGCGTTCTTCAAGGATTGGGTGACGTCACCGTCGACATGATTCAGTTCGAGTACGACAACATCTACCGAAAAAAAGATCTTCGAATCGAAGATATGTTCGACGCACTCCCGGGTTGGCACTTTTACTACGTCATCCCGTCCGGGCTCGTTAAAATAGACGAGATGCGCACGGATTTCGTCTACACCAACATCTTCGCGAGCAAAGAGGAACCGACCGAGATCATTCGTGACTTCGAACCTCTTCTCGTGGACAGCGTCGTTCGCGTCGACCACGTCGGCGAGTTTCTATCTGCCCTGTACTGGGAGGCCCATCACATCTGTCCCGAGACATTCAAACACATGTGCATCGCCAACGACGCACCCGATCGAATCGACGCCTCGTGGAATCTCGAACACGCACTGGCGGCCTACGGCAGGATATACGACAATTGAAAAAAAAATCACGCGTCAATGTAATGGAACAACAACTCAAGTGGCCAGACGACTATCTCAACATCAAGTGTGTCATCTATAGTTTCTACGTCGCGCTCTCCTATTGGTTCGTGCCCAAAGAGCGCCACGACGTGCTCCTGCTCGTTAATTTCTTACTCGCGTCTTGGTACAACGCGCGGTACGATTGTGCGCGTAACGTGTGGTATCTGAACGCGGCCATCGCACTTCTCCAGACGAGCGTCTCGTACGCGCTCCCGGGCAAAAACAAATACGCGTTGATCGCCCTTTTATATTTCCCGTACCTCGTACTCGCGTGGCATGATTTCCTACTTCGCTGTCAGTTCAGGATGAATCCGACTGTGTTCCCGTACGGCCGCTGGATTTATTTGCCTTTCAAACCAACTAACTATAAAGAAAAATTTAAAAACATCGATCCAGTCGTCCTAAAAAATATCAAGGCGGTTGACAAGTACGCGACGATCTTCATCTTGGCGGGAGTGAGCTTTTACGCGGCATCTCACTTCTGAGCGCGCGGGGGATGCCACCGTCTACGTTTAGCCCGTCGCGGGTCCAGGAGTTCAATTTCATTCGTACGATCGGTGAGCACCGCAAATGCATGGGCGAGCGATTCACCACCCCGACGTGGGTCAACATCACGACCATCACGATGCACGCAAAACTTGGAACGCCCATCGATGTCCAGAAGTTGCGCGCACATCTCGAGGACGATGAAATGGAGCTCGCACCCTTTTGCTGTCTCAAGATCAGTCAGAATAAGAAAACTTTCAAGAATCAACTCACGACGACTATGCGCATGTTCGGGACGAACAAGAGCGTTAAGTTTTTTCACAATGGGTCCATCCACGTGACCGGCGCTACAGGTGTGTTCGAGTGCGAGGTCATCATCGACCGGATCCACCAAAATCTGTTGCCGATGCTCACTGCCTGTCGATTGCCCCGCCCCGAATTTCACGTGGCGCTGATCAACTCGTGCTTCAGTCTTCGGCACGAGGTTGATCTCTACCGCTTGATTGCACACGTGTCACAGCCAACGCACAGGAGCATTTATCAATGGGTGTTCACCCCGGAGACATACAGCGGCCTCCGAATTAAGTTTCAACCGTTCGGCGACGGCAAATTTGTGACGACGAGCGTTTTCTCGAGCGGCAACGTGATCATCACGGGGTCCAAGACTTTAAAAGAAGTCGCGTTCGCGTATCGCCGCTTGACCGAACTGGTGTACGAGGCCCCGGGAATCATCATGGAACCAAACGAACCGGTATCGAAGTTCGAAAAGGGTCGCGGCTTGAATTGCTGGAGTTACGATGTTTTCTTTGAGTGGGCGCACACGAACGGTTTTCGGAGTTGGCTAGACGCGCCCGTCGACAACACTGAAATAAAATTCTAGATGTAATATAACGAACTATATGTCTCAGCGCCAGGGCATGGCCGACGGACGCGGTTACACGATCCAAAACTCGAGCAAACTTCTCGATACGTTCTTAATGTCTCAGCAGGGATTGAACCCGGAAGATAACAGGAGCTATCGACAATACCTGCAAACCACCGGCCCCGGGGCGCTGTCCGATGCCGACAAACTCCAACCGACGCTGAAGAAATCTTTCGATCAAGAAAAGCGCGCGTAATCGAGTTTATTTTTACCTATGAACCTAGCAATGAGCGGCGACGACACGTGTAGTATTTGCCTAAATACAGTGAAGTCGACGCGCTCGAACCCACCCATCCGATGCGGGCACCGATTTCATCGCGCGTGCATCGAGCGATGGAAACAGCAGGGGAATCACACGTGTCCAGTGTGTCGGAAAGTTTTTGACGTGAGCAAGTTTCAGATCACGCTTGAGGTAACCAATCAATACACATTGCACTCTAACGTACTCACACTGAACTCCCAGCAAATCTTCAATGTCTTCGACTCGTTCGACATACATATTCCAGCAGACAACGATCTCGACCTGGACTCGCTCTTAGCCGACATAGGAGTCAACATAGGCGATCTTGATGCACTCTTACTGGAAGACGACGATGTCATCGCCAATCGTGCCCAGTCCGAATCCCACGTTCTTTGACACAGAAGGCTCCACAAAATTTGCTGTAATTGAGCCCGGGGTAGTTACGAGACGCCCTGCGCGGGTCTTTGATGACTTTGCCCTTCGCGTCGTGCAGGAGCGGGCCCGTCGCCCACCCGCGCTTGTGTGACCACCCATTGCACTTGATTCGAACGTTCTTCCCGACCCTCAGCTTACCGGTCTTGGGATCGCGCCCCTTGTGCTTGCCGATGCCCGCGCGCACTCGACCGAGTGGGATCTTCAGAAACCGAGCTATGGACGCGGCCGTGTCCCCCCGCTTTATCTTGAGCTCGATTTCCCCGTGCTGACGATAGAAATGAAAGTCTCTCCCCGGGGCGACCACCATCATAGCCTTGAAATACCCCGGTTTACACCTCGCAGTTGGCTTGGCCTTGTACACCTTCTTCTTATTGTCGGCCAACACACCCTTCGCCAGGTCACGGCACTTGAGCGAGCCGTAGCGGCGCGTCTTCGCCCTATCACCGGGAGTCGATTTCGCACCGCGGTACCCCTCATAATCTCCGAACGCGTACGCGTAGCAATTATTGTTTCCGACGCCGCGTCTGCTCCCCCAGAACCTGTGTGTGTATCGCTTCTCACTTCCGGACAAAGGGAGAAGCTTCTTCGCTCGACGTTTAGGTGGCATCGCTACTAACTACGATACACTGAGAAAGAATTTCTCAGCACATAGAAAACACGCACACATGCTTCGTCGAGTCATGCTTAAATCTGAATCCAAGACCGAGATGGCGAAGGAACTCGCCACCTTCACCCTGAGCATCCTGCTCTCGGCCGCAATCCTCCGATTCTTATGGAACCGATCCCTGGTGAAGCACGTGTCGGCGCTTCGACCGATCGAATCCATCCCCGACGCGCTCCTTCTCTCAATCGCGCTCGCGACCGTCAGAGGCGCGTGCGACTAAATCTAACCCATTT